GGGCTTATTTGTGTTTAAGGCATAGACGCTGACCATGCATAAACCCTGCTGGCAGCCAAAACCTTTAGCTGGTAAACGCCCAAGACCCAAGACTTTCAGCCCAAGACCGTGAGCATTAACGGCTCTGGATCATGAGTATTGGCGTGGGATCGCTGGGCTATCGGCTATGGGCGTGGGGATCTAGGTTTTATAGCCTGGGCTATGGGATAAATAAGCTTGAGGCTGGAGGCGTGAAGGGGTACAACCCCCTAGGGCGGATTTCAGGCTGGGGCAAACCCAAATATGCGTAAACAAAAATTAACTTGATCTGGAATTACACCAATCAAAACTTTATTTAACCGACAAAGCCGTGCTTTATCTAACTAATGTTTAGGAAACAACAAAACAATGAAATATACAAATTCAAGTGTAGTTAAATCTACACAAACTAAGAAAGGACCCGGGTATCCTAATGACGAATACCTAAGTCAAGTAAACGAATGGAAACGTAACAGAGCCGTAATCCAAGGACCTAGTTATACTAAGGACTTTGATGGTGTACCAAGCAGTGATAACCTATTATTGCCTTTTAACCCTACGATGACGCAATCTCAATACGATTTCTACAAAGCCGAGGCTGAAGTGCCTGGCGTTACATCAGAATTCTCAAAAATGATAATTGGTGGTTTATTACGTAAACAACCCTTACTAGAAATAGATAATGCACCCGAAGGTGCTAAAGCCTGGATCCTAGACGACATAGGTGGCGATAAATCTAATCTATTATCATTCTTAGGTGGTGCTTTATGGGAAGAACTTCAAACATCAAGAGCCTGGATCCAAATAGATTATCCAAATGTTGATCTTGATAGCTTGAGCCCTGAAGATAGACGAGAGGTTAAGCCTTATCCTGTCTTACACACTGCTGAAAACATTATTAACTGGTCTACGGGAACTAACTTTAAAGGTCAAGTTACTTTAGATCAACTTATAACAAGATATTTTACTCTAGAGTACGATGCAAACTCACCTTATCACCCTAAGTACGTTGATAGTGTGCAAGTACATCAATTAGATGAAAATGGACTATACGTTATTGAAAACTTTGTTAGAAACACATCGGACACACCTTCATACATTGATGGTGCTATTGATTATCAATTTGATCAATTAACTGATGAGTGGGTTAGTCAAGGTGTCAATGAAAACCTATTTAAAAACGGTGAGAGAATGGATTTCATTCCTTTCTACCCACTTAACGGATCCGTTGATACGGTAGATCCGATGATGACTCCTATTGTGAATAGAGAGATAGCTTTATACAATAAAATAAGTAGAAGAAATCACTTATTATATTTATCTGCTACTTATACTCCTGTAGTTAAGTCTGATTCATTAACAGAAGCTGAGAAGAACGATCTTGTGAAGCAAGGTCTTGGTACTTGGATGTTTGTTAATAAGGATGATACTGTTGAGACACTACAGACTCCTACAGACGCTTTAAAAGACATGGAAGAGGCTATTAAGAATGGATATGACGAACTAACTAGAATTGGTGTGAAGATGTTAAGCCTAGAGCCGAACAACTCCGATCAATCTGGTGTTGCTCTATCACTTCGTAACGCTTCTCAGAATGCAGCACTCGCTACGTTGAATGCTAAGGTATCTGAGTCTATGAAAAAGATAATTAAACATCTTATTAACTGGAGATATGATATCGATGTCAAAGAGACTGATATTAGATTCAATTTATCTGGTGACTTCAATCCTGCTCCACGTGGTGCTGATTGGATGAGGTTAATTACTGAATGGTACTCTGGGGGTTTAATTCCTAGAACTGCTTTCATTGAATTAGCTAAAAATAACGATGCTTTACCTACTGACTACGATGATGTTAGTGGTGTAAATGAAATATCACAAGATGAACGTATTATTTCTCCTAGAGAACAATACGAATCTGAATTAGCCTCATTAGAGAAGGATGCTACATCCGATAAGAACGATACTGATGAACAAGTTAATTAGATATATAATATTTGGAGCCTTGGTAATATACCTGGGCTCCATTACAGCATTAGCGAGAGATAAAATTAATAAGGACAATAACAAAATTTATAAAACACAATAAAGGATTATAAAAATGATAAACAAGGACAGAGATGAATTGTTAACCGATTTTGGTAAAACAACACTTAAAGATAGATATTTATTACCAGAAGAAGATAGTCCACAAGAAGCATTTATGAGAGCAGCGAAAGCTTACTCAGATAATGATGAGATGGCACAAAGAATTTACGATTACTCAAGTAAACTATGGTTTATGTATAGTACTCCCATTTTAAGTAATGGTGGAACTAAGAGAGGCATGCCTATTAGTTGCTTTTTAAACTATGTTGGAGACTCAAGAGAAGGTATTACAGGACATTACACTGAGAACGCCTGGCTAACGTCTATAGGCGGTGGTATAGGTGGTTATTGGGGTGATATAAGATCTGATGGTACAAGTACTTCAGGCGGATCACAATCTTCAGGTTCAATACCTTTCTTACACGTTGTAGACAGTGAGATCATGGCTTTCAGTCAAGGTAAAACAAGACGTGGTAGTTATGCAGCTTATATAGATGTATCGCATCCTGAAGTATTAGAATTTTTAGATATAAGAAAACCATCTGGTGGAGATATACATAGAAAATGTTTAAACCTTCATCATGGTATTAATATGTCAAATGAGTTTATGCAATTAATAGAAAAATGTATAGCTGAACCTACTTATGATGATACTTGGAACTTAATTGATCCTCATACTAAGAAAACAGTAAGAACTGTATCAGCTAGAGACTTGTGGCTTAAAATATTAGAAAATAGAGTAGCTACTGGTGAGCCTTACATGTGTTTTATTGATCATATCAATGATGCATTACCTGAAACACAAAAAGCTTTAGGATTAAAAGTTCATCACAGTAATTTATGTACTGAGATCACTTTGCCCACAGCCGAAGACCGAACTGCCGTATGTTGTTTGTCTTCTGTGAATTTAGAAACTTATGATGAATGGAAAAATGATAAATTATTTATTTCAGACATTGTTAGGTTCTTAGATAATGTATTAACATCATTTATTGAAAACGCACCTGAACATGTATTCAGAGCAAAGTTTTCTGCAACACAAGAAAGATCTATTGGCTTAGGTGCTATGGGTTTTCATGCTTATTTACAAAAGTGTGGAATACCATTTGAATCTGCTTTAGCTAAAGCTAAGAATTTAAGTATATTTAAATATATTAAAGCCGAAGCTGTAGCTGAGTCTAAAAGGTTAGCCGTTAAACGTGGTGAAGCCCCTGATATGGAAGGTACTGGAATGCGTAATGCTCATTTATTAGCAATTGCACCCAATGCTTCAAGTTCTATTATCTGTGGTACTACATCACCTTCAATAGAGCCTTATAGAGCAAATGCTTATGTACAGAAGACTATGAGTGGATCATTCTTAGTTAAGAACAAACATTTAGAAAAATTATTAGAAACAAAAGGAATAAACAATGATAAAACGTGGACTTCAATACTTGCGAACAGGGGTTCTGTATTGCATCTCAAAGATCTGTCAGATTACGAAAAAGATATATACAAAACTTCGATCGAAATAAATCAACAATGGGTGATTGAACATGCAGCAGATAGACAACAGTTTATTTGTCAAGGTCAATCATTAAATGTTTTTGTACCTGCCGATGTTAACATAAAAGAGTTACACGATATTCATATGTTAGCTTGGAAGAGAAAATTAAAGACATTATACTATTGTAGAAGTGAAGCTATTAAAAGAGCCGAACTTGTATCGTTAAAAGTTGAAAGAACAATAATACCTGAAGCTGATTGTTTAGCTTGTGAAGGTTAATAAAAGGAAATAAAAAATATGAGTCTATTTAAGTCACGAACACATTATAAACCATTCGAATATGAGTGGGCGTTTGAAGCTTACGATACCATGCAGAAGATGCATTGGTTACCTAGTGAAGTACCATTGCATGAAGATGTAAGAGATTGGAATGAGAGATTAACTGATGAAGAAAAGAGTCTTATTAGTAATATCCTTAAATTCTTTACTCAAGGTGATGTTGATATCGCACAAGCTTACTTAGATAGATATATTCCTAAGTTTAAACCACCTGAAGTTAGGATGATGTTAAGTTCATTCGCTAATTCAGAAGCTAATCATGCTCATAGTTACTCATTACTTAATGATACTATTGGTGAAACACATTTAACTGATTATAAGGCATTTCAAGAGTATAAAGAGATGTCTGATAAACATGCTTATCTATTTAAATCTAAAGGTACTGGCACAGAAGGTCTTATAAGAGATATTGCTTGCTTTAGTGCTTTTGGTGAAGGCTTACAATTGTTTGCTTCATTCGTTATGCTATTAAACTTTCAAAGGTTTGGTCGTATGAAGGGAATGTGTCAAATAGTTACTTGGTCTATAAGAGACGAGACTCATCATGTTGAAGGGATGATTAAATTATTCCATCAATTGATAAAAGAGAATCCTGAAGTATGGACAGAGAAGTTTAAAGCTGAAATATATCAAACTGCTAGAGATATGGTAGATCTAGAAGATAAGTTTATAGATCTTGCATTTGCTAGTGGTGGTATTAGAGGTTTGAAAGCTGAAGAAGTTAAACAGTATATAAGATATATTGCTGATAGAAGATTGTTACAATTATCATTAAAACCAAATTATAAAGTTAAAGAAAATCCTTTAAGCTGGCTTGATTGGGTTATTAATGGTGTTGAACATGCTAACTTCTTTGAAAGTAGAGCAACTGAATACAATAAAGGTACTATCACTGGAAGTTTATGGGGATAGTATGGAAAACTATATATTAGTACTAGCATTATGCTTCGGTGTTGAGAATAAATGTCTTGACCCCGTTGCACCTGATGTAAACTTTAATGATTATTATACCTGCATTACTTTTGGGTATGATGCATCTAAAACTTTACTAGCTGGTATGACACCACCAAAAGTTAACGAATCTAAAGCATATGTTAAATTCATGTGTGAACCAGAAGGGGAAATAACTTAATGGCTTATAAAAAAGAAGTAAAAAAGAAGACGAAGAAGATAAAAAGAAGATTAAAAGTAAATCTAAAAAGAAAACATATAAAAGGAAATAATAATGACTATAGATAAAAAAGTTGAAGATAAAATCATAACTATTGATGACAAAAAATATAAAGAAAGTGATCTATCACCTGCAGTTAAACAAAATTTAGCTATACTAGGTGATTGCAATAACAAAAAGATATTAGCTGGTTTAGATGTTGCTAAAAACGATATCTTAATTGCTGAATATTCTAAAAGAATTAACGAAGAGTTAGATAAACTTAACGCTAAAAAATAAAGGAATAAATGAGTATAAACGATGATATATTATCTAGAGGGCTGAAACAACGTGCCCTTTTAAGTCTTTACGAGAAGAAACTAGATAACGATTTAACAAAAGTCATGTCATCCCATAAAAAACGATTAGTAAACTCAGCTATAAAGAATGGTAACAAAAGTGTAAACGCTTTAAACCGTGCTTTAACGTTAGAGACTAGAAAAACTTATCGTAAGATATATAGAAATGGAATTACAGAACTAAAAGCCCTGGCTGGCACAAGTTCTAAGTTCCATAACAATACTTTAAAACAAAGCTTAGGTAAAGTTTATAGAAGTAAAGTATATACTGGGTTGAAGGTTAATGATTTAATTATTAATTCAGCAGGAACATACTCAGAGCAAATTGCATCTATTAGTTTATCACAACAGAGAAGAATTAAAGATGTTGTGAGAAAAGGTATGATAGATAACTTAGCTGTTAATAAAATTGCTAAGAATGTAGGTGATTCAATTGATTTACCTAGTGCTCAATTAAAAACTTTATCTAGAACTGCTATTACTGAAACATCAAGTAATATATCTGATGCAACTTACAAGTTGAACGAAGATGTAATTGATGGTTATCAATATGTAGCAACTTTAGACTCAAGAACTTCTATGATATGTGGAAGATTAGATGGTAAGGTCTTCAGATTGAATGATGCAAGAGGTGTAAGACCTCCACAGCATTTTAACTGTAGATCTACAACTGTTCCTATTGTTAAATCTTATGAAGATATAAGAGATACAAATAGTCCTAGAATTAGTAAGAGAAGATTACAAAGAATCTCTAAAAGTAAGAGAGCATCCTTTAATGGTCAAGTTCCTAGTGAAACTAATTTTGAACAGTTTTTATCAACACAAACTAATGATTTTAAGTTAGCTGTATTAGGTAATCAACAAAGAGTTTCGATATTTAACATGGGTAAGTTAAAGTTTACACAGTTTAGTACAAAAGATGGTCAATTAGTATCTGTAAGTAAATTAGAAGAATTACTTAATGGTGTTAAACCTACTAATAAAGGTTTAGCTACAACTGTATCTACAACTGTTAATAAAAAACAGGCACCTTTATATGGTAATACTACATCTGAAGAGTTAGCATTATTAAAAGATAATTATGGTAATGTAGAAGATGAGTTTACTATAGGTTTCAGACAATTAAAGCCTGTAAAGAGTATAGAGTACGGTAGTGGTCAATATTCTAAATTTAGTGATAGATTAAGAATAGGTTCTAAAGTTAATAACCTTGGTGATGATATGACTAAAACTATTAATTGGAAAACTACTGTTATCCATGAACTTGGTCATAGATATGATGATAATATTATAGATATAGTAAAATCTAATCCTGATAATTTTAAAAAACTTAGTAAAGGTTTTGTTGATTTAGAAATAAAAGAATATTCAGGGAAAACTTATATTGGTTATAAAAGTAAAAAGTATAGTAAATATACACAATCAGCTAAAAGACCTGAAACAATGTCTGAATTAGCAGTAGACTCTATAATAGATGATTATAAAGATTTAACTTATAAATTAAGAGATAGAAGAAATAAATATATTTATCAATCTCGACAAGCTATTGGGGGTACTACTCATGACATAGGTAGTAAGGGTTTTAATGATTATTATAAAAAATTAAATAGTTCTAAAAAATCATTTTTAACAGATAATGAAATAAGGGACTATATTTATCACAATAGAACTACTAATTATAAATATTACTTTAGAAATCTAAATTCTAAGTCAGATATAACTGATGCTGATATCTATAACTTTAAACTTAAATTAGAAAATAAAACTTTAGACAGTTCACTATTATCTACTTATGATAGAGATTTTAGAGGTGAGATGAATGATTATATAGGTTCTATAAGTTTTAATAAAATAGGGGCAGGACATAGTGATGGTTATTATAAAAAGTTTCCAGTAATAGGTAGAACACCTTCTGCTAGAGTTTTAACAGAGGGTAATAGTTCTGAGGCTTTTGCTGAATATGTAGCTATGCTTAGAAAGTATCCTGATAAAGAAATACAATCTATTAATAGAAAAATTGCTGAACACTATGCACCTAACACTACAAAAACTTTTGATGAGTTAGTTAAGAGAATAGGAGAAATATATGATTAGTCCTTTTGCGAAACTTTTATCTCTAAGCGGAGGAGATGAAATAGTTGAAATAAAAATTAAATATGAAA